GAGTATTTGAGAAAGTTGATGCTTGAGTTCATCAATACCATCAAGAACAGCTAAATACCATCATGAGATCCAATCGTTATATTCTCAACTTTATCAAGTGCATGGTTGAAGAAAATTATGCAGATGCACATAAATATCTGAAATTGGTGGTAACAGAAAAATTTAAAACTAAAATTCGCCGAGCCATCAAAACTCAAAGATTATTCTAACATATGAGCAAAGACATCGCAACACTTTTGAAAGAGGCCACCAAGGGTGTACTCACCGAAGAGTCCCTCAACACCATCAAGACTGCTTTTGATACAGCTGTCAATGAACGTGCGACCATTCAGGTTGAACATGCCCTACACAAGCAAGACACTGAATACACACAAAAGCTTGAACATCTTCTTGAAGCCATCGACACTGATCACTCCAAGAAGCTTCGCAAGGTTGTTCAGGCCATTGATGTCAACAACGCTTCCAAGCTTCAAGCGGTGGTCAAGAAGTATAGTCAATCATTGAATGAGCAAGCCAAGTCTTTTAAGAATGGATTGGTCAACAAGATCAGCCGTTACATGGACGTTTACTTGCAAGAAACAGCACCACAGAAATCCATCAACGAAGCAGTTCGCAACAAAAAAGCATTGCTAGTATTGCAGAATCTTCGTGAAAACCTTGCTGTTGATTCAGCATTGATGAAGAGTGGTATTCGCGATGCAGTGCTTGATGGCAAGCGCCAAATTCAGAGCTCAGCGGCCACATCCAAGCAACTTCATGAACAAGTCAAGACATTGACAGCTCAACTTGAACGTGTGAAAGCTGACATGATCATCGAGCAGAAGACAGCCCATCTCAACGATTCCAAGAAAAAGTATGCACGTCGAGTACTTGCAGGCAAATCTCCTGAGTTCATCACAGAAAACATTGATTATACTTTGAGCCTTTTCGATAAAAAGGAAGAGGAGCACCTAAATACACTCAAGGAAGAAGCATTTGAACAGTGTGTGGCTAAAACCCATCACGTTGTTCGAGAATCAGTGGTAGAAGCTTCACCTGTTGCATCATCACCTCATGTGGCCAACTACATGAGCGAGTTGAGCAAATACTAAACAATTTCGCAGTTTTCCCAATTTGGTAGAAGTACATCTGTACTTGAAATTCCTAAGATCATAAGATCTTTTGAGGTCGAATAAGAAAGGACACATAAAATCATGCAAATTAGACCCACACAGGCCTATATCAACAAGGATCGCGCACAGTCATTGCTGGAAAAGTGGAGCCCAGTGCTCAACTACACCTCCAAGACCGTAGCACCTTTGGAAGATGCACATTCACGCCTCAACACCGCAATGCTTCTTGAGAACCAAGAACAGTGGTGTTTGCAGGAGTCCGGCAACATCGCTGGTGGCACTGGATCCGTTTTCGGATCTGTTGACGCTGGTGCAGGTGGCGGACGTGTTGGCAACGCTGATAGCTACGCTACCGGTGATGCTCGTCTCCCAAAAATCCTCATTCCAATGATTCGTCGTACCTTCCCTGAACTCATCTCCAACGAAATCGTTGGCGTACAGCCCATGAGCGGTCCTGTTGGACTCGCTTTCGCTCTTCGTTACAAGTACGGTACATCCGCACTTGGAACAGGTGGAGCAGACGGTGGCGTAGGTGGCAGCACTGGTCACAACCAGAACCCTGTTAGCTACGGAACCGGCAACGGAACAAACGAACTCGGATATCAATATCTCGACACTCGTTTCACCGGTGCTTCTTCTGCAGCACTTAGCGGTGGCGCTGAATGGAACTTCGCTGATCAGGATCGCGGTGTTGCCGAACTTCTCAAGAATTTCGAAATCAACTCCAACATCCCCACAGTTGAAGTATCCTTCGAGAAAACAGCTGTTGAAGCTGGTACTCGTCGCCTTGGCGCTCGTTGGTCAGTAGAGCTCGAACAGGATTTGAAGAACATGAACGGCATCGACATCGACGCTGAAATCACAAACGCCATGGCGTATGAGATTCAAGCTGAAATCGATCGTGAAATGATTCTTCGTATGGTCCATACCGCACTCAACGCCGGTCAAGGCGCTGGTTGGAGCGTATGGTCACCTGCTTCAGCAGATGGTCGCTGGTTGGTTGAACGTAATCGTGATTTCTATCAACGTCTCATCATCGAAGCTAATCGTATTGCCGTTCGCAATCGTCGTGGAGCAGCCAACTTTGTTGTTGCTACTCCCAAGGTTTGCGCAATCCTCGAAATG